TCACTGGTGATTCAGCAGTTGCAATTAACGGTGTTACTACAACACTTTCATTGCCTGTTCGTATTATCCAAGGTGTACCTGATACAGCGTTATCAGCATCACAAACAGCTACTACAAACAGCACAACAGTAGTAACATTATCTGCAGCTAATGCTAACATTTATGTTGGTATGCAAGTTTATGGTACTGGCATCCCTGCTGGTGCTTATGTTGCATCAGTATCTGGTACAACAGTAAACTTATCTGCAGCGGCTACTACATCTACGACCCAAACTTTAACTTTCGCAGGGTTCTCAGAACTCTTAGTGAAGTGGAATTTTGGAACTCATCAATATTTACAAGCCACTGGCGTTTAAGGAGAAATTTAAATGGCTATATCTCGTGCCCAGCTACTCAAAGAGCTATTACCTGGACTTAACGCTTTGTTCGGTCTTGAATATGCTCGTTATGGTGAAGAACACAAAGAAATCTATGAAATCGAAACTTCTGAACGTTCATTCGAAGAAGAAACAAAACTTTCTGGTTTCTCTGCTGCACCAGTTAAAAACGAAGGTCAAGCAATTGCATATGACAATGCACAAGAAGCTTGGACTGCTCGTTACAACCACGAAACTATTGCTCTTGGCTTCAGCTTAACTGAAGAAGCTATTGAAGATAACTTGTATGATTCATTATCAGCTCGTTATACTAAAGCATTAGCTCGTGCTATGGCGTACACAAAACAAGTTAAAGGGGCTGCTGTTTTAAATAACGGCTTCAACTCAAACTTTACATACGGTGATGGACAATCATTATTCTCAACAGCACACCCATTGGTGTCTGGTGGTGTTAATGCTAACACTCCATCTACTCCAGCTGACTTAAATGAAACTTCATTAGAAAACGCAGTAATTCAAATTGCTGCTTGGACTGATGAACGTGGTCTTTTAATTGCAGCTAAACCACGCAAATTAGTTGTTCCACCAGCATTACAATTCGTTGCTACACGTTTACTTGACACAGAACTCCGTGTTGGTACAAACAACAACGATATCAATGCTATTAAGAACAACGGTTCTGTTCCAGAAGGTTATACAATTAACCACTTCTTAACAGCAACTAATGCTTGGTTCTTAACAACAGATGTGCCTAACGGTCTTAAAATGTTCGTTAGAACACCTCTACAAAACTCTATGGACGGTGACTTTGACACTGGTAACGTGAGATATAAATCTCGTGAACGTTATTCATTCGGTGTTTCTGATCCACTAGGTGTTTACGGTTCATACTAATTAGGAAACTAGTTAGTTGATAAATAGAAAGCCCCACCTTAAAAAAGTGGGGTTTTTTATCTAACAAAGGAGATAGTATGCAATTATTAAAAGATATATGGAACTTAGTAAAGGCTCATTTACAAATCCTTAAGACTATTTTTGGTTATGTAAAAAGCTTTTTTGGTGCTATTGAAAGTGCAATTGAAGTTGCAATGAATGTTGAAATCTCTCATTTTAAACATTTGTTTGTAAGTCCAGCTGAAGTTGCTACCATTACACCAGTAGAAGGATCAACTCCTGAAGTTGCTCCAGAAGCTCCTGTAACTCCACAAGGAGTTACTCCAGCACAATAATAGGAAGCCCCATCTAGGGGCTTTTTATACAGGATTAAAATTTAGAATAGTTACATCCATGCCAGTCGGCATAGCAAGCATATCTTGACCATTTGAATAGCATTTATAGCCAAGGCTTTTAAAGAAGCTAAAAATGCGATCTTGATTAGATTTAAATATTTCCACGTAGCAAACAGGCATATACTCCTCAAGCATAAGCGAGGATCTAAATAAAGCCTCTTCCTCCATTCCCTCAATATCCATTTTGATGAAATCAATAGGTTCATGAAACTGATCTAATCTCATCATTTCAATGTTTTCTGAACTATTAAAAATCATATCTTGATTATCTGATTTATCTATCTCTTTAATCTCAAGACCACCAAAGTTTTGTCTTACATTGTAATCTGGTAAATCAATATCAATCAAACCATAATAGCCACCAACGGCACAATGGTGAGCATATACATTGCGTAATCCATTTAAAGCAATAGTTCCGCATAACATATAATAAACTTGTCTTTGAGCTTCAAATGATCTTATAAATACTTTATTTTTGAATGTACTAGCTATGGCTAACGTATGTGTTCCAATGTTAGCACCTACATCATAGAATGTAATTTTGTCTTTTCTTTGCAGAAGTGTGTTGATTACTCCAATCATAATGTTTATATTTTCAGGCTCAAAATATGACCCTTCAGATATAGAAGCTCCAACTCCCTTATCGTTTGTATTTATGATGATTTGACCATATTGTGAATTAACTACTTTATTTGGATTCATTTAAAAACTCCATGGTTTGCTTGATGCCTTCATACATATCATCAAAAGCATTTTTATATTTGAATGTTTTCATAATGCCATCTTTGACATATTGATCAATAAAGATCTTATCTCTAAATGGATCTTCGTTATCTGCTATCCATACGAATGTAGGAATGCGTAACATAGAGCTCATGGTTTTAACAGAACTATCTGCAGCCACCACATAATCACACTGTTCAACATAAGCAAAGCTTTTGGCTATATCTTTATAACAAACAAACTTCACATGATCAGATTCTTCTAGCCCTCCTAAATCCTCAGGCAATCCAAATACAATCACATTGTAATCTTTAAAAGACTCTATAATCTTTGAAGGTATAGTTTTAATAATCATATTATGGGCTATTTGCCATTCTAAAGAGAACTTACTTCCATTTAGATGAACACCAATAGTCTTTTTATCATTATCAAATAATGGCTTTTGTTTTGGGAATGGATTACCGTAGAAGTAAAAATGTCTTGGACATTGATTGATGGTATTATGGAGTGCAATTTGTTTAATTTTCTCTACTTTTTCAGGTTCTGTAGAGTAATACATTAACGTATCAGGCATGACATTTAAAGCTAACATAAGCTCTTTAGCACCTTTAAAATGCGTTAAAACAAAGTATCTACGCTTATATTGAAGCATAAATGGCACAAATTGGAGGAAGTCTCCAATACCTCCATCTACAAGGTAAAGATTATCTTCTGGAAAGTGCATGTAGGTCTATTGCAATATTGTTAATCACGTTATACCAATTGTTGAAACTATTCTGTCTATAGATAGTCATACTTGGATACCAATCTGTTTTGTTGCCTTCTGTTAACCATCTCCAGCATGTGTCAAATCGATTCATCATCCATACAGGTTTGTTTAGAGCACCAGCTACGTGAGCAGTGGAAGTATCAACGGATATGATTAAATCAAGATTTTCAATCAAGGCAGCAGTATCTGAGAAGTCTTGTAATTCAGAAGTATAATCAATCATATTCCATACTTTAGAGTTCTTTAATTCAGCCTCAGCAAACTCACCTTTTTGTAAACTGTAAAATGATATGTTTTCATTTTGGAATGAAGCTAACTTATCTAGCGGAACATTACGTCTATTATTAACAGCCCATAATTCTGGCTGATCTGCTCTAAATCCACCAGACCATACAAGTCCTACTTTGAACTTCTTATCATCCTTTAACTTATCTTTCCAATAAGCTACACGATCTTCTGGTGCAGAAAGGTATGGAACATCATGCGGGATGTTGTTAGGTCTTGTTTTAAATATATAAGGCAATGACATAAATGGTGATTGATAATGATAATCATTCTCATTTACTTTAGATAAGTCATCATAGATCTCATCTATTTCAGGCATGGATTTTAATAAGGCAAAAGCTTCTGTCTTAACAGCTAGAATAATCTTTTTAGCTTTTAAAAGCTTAATATAACGACAGAATTGGATCGTATCACCAATACCTTGTTCGTGATGAATAAAGATTGTTTTATCTGTTAGATCCTCACCCTTCCAAAGTTTAGGAAATTTAACTGGAGAAAAACGATTAGTCCATCTAACTTCATGGCCTTCCCAACCTTTTTCCCAATTACCTTTTAAAAGCTCAACTAAACCTCTATTAAACTTAGGATCTGGGTTATCTGGATTAGATGATATAGCTTGATCATATGTTTTAATAGACTCGTCTAGGTTCATTAATACATGTAATGCATAACCTTTATTGTTATAAGCCATCCAGTCTTGTGGATTGATCTCAATCGTCTTATCGTAACATTCAACTGACTTATCAAACTGTTGTAAATTCTGATAACAAGTACCCATATTTGTATAGGCATCCTTGTATTTTGGATTAAAGACTAGTGTTCTTTTGTAGCATTCTATAGCTTTTTCATATTGATTCATCTCTTTATAACAATTGCCTTTATTATAATGAGCCTCAACAAAGTCTCTTTTGATACTTATGGCACGATCAAAATCAGCTAAAGCCAAGTCATATTGTTTGGTATCTTGGTAAACATTGCCACGATTACTATAAATAGCCGCATTCTTCCTATCATGCTTCATGGCTCTTGTAAAGTATTCTAAAGACATGGGATAGTTCTTGACTTCTGCAAATATTATGCCTATGAGCTGAAGGGCTAAAGAATAAGTTGGATGAATCTTTAAAATAGACTCACATTGAGTTAATGCTTCTTGGACTTTACCTTGTAATTTCAAGGAAAATGCTTGATTATATTGGTGTAAAACCTGCTCTGGATATGCTCTCATAGTTTGCAATATTAATAGATATTTGTTGCAATTTCAAGCATTTTATGCAAGAATATTGTATCTGGGTGATTACTCTTATCGGACTGCCCCAGCAGACAATGCAATGATTGATAAGAGGACTTTTGCATAAGGATATATTATGGCTCGTTCTACCTTTGACGGCCCGATTCTATCGGGTGATAACCGTTTTGGTCCACAACGTGATGTGGGCTACACTGACTTAGTTCAGTCTGCACTTTTAGATTTCTCAGTAACAACTCCAAACACAGCTAATTACGGTGGTGGTTCTGGTGCATTTGTTACATCAAGCAACATTCCAAATAACACAGCTACAATCTGGACTCCACAATCTGGTGTTTATAGCACCAATGGTCCAACTAAAGCTTCTGCTCCTACAGCTGATGCTACTGGTACTGCTTATCGTGGTGTTGTATTCTTATTACCATACTCATCAAATATTACTGACATCATTGTTGATGTTGGTACATTACCTTCAGATGGTACACACACAGCTACATCTATTCAACCATATGTTTCAAATAACTTTGCTACATCAACTGGCGTTTACGCTACTATGGCTGCTGTAACTTCAGCAACTCGTGGTACTGCAACATTTGTTGGTACACAATTAACATACTCTGGTGCAACATTACAAGATGTACAAAATATTCAACCTGGTCAACAACCTTCATGGTTTAGCCAAGTTGTTGTTACATTAGCAATTACTGGTTCTAGTTTAGCTACACCAACAACAGGTCAAATTGAAGTAACAGTTCGTTATAACCAACTTGACATGAACATTGGTAATTCTACAACATACCCATACGGTAACTTTGATTAATTAATCTTGGTGGGGGATTCGTCCCCCATTCTTTAACTTTAGGAGATTAATCATGGTATATCCAGTACCAAAAACAAATAATGTTGTAAACTCAATTACACGTCAGGCTAAATATGAGCCATTTGACTTACAAGTAGCTCGTGGTCAAGTATATGGTCATTCAAATGTTAATATATTTGGTTACAATACAGCTATTTCTTCAACCACAACAGCACAAAATGCAACGATTGCTATATGGGAAAATGCAACAGCATATACTTTCCCAGCTTCTGCAGCTAATTTAGTTTTAGTCAGTTCATCTGCTTCTGATAATACAAAAGCAGCTATTTCTATTTCTGGGTTAGATGCAAACTTTAATCCTATATCAGAAATTATATTGTTAAATGGTACTTCTTCTGTTACAACTATTAATAGTTATTACAGAGTGAATAGCATGAGCATGGTTGTTCCAGGCACTAGCCAAGTCACTAATGTAGGAACAATCACAGCATCACAAGGATCTAATATTGTTGCACAAATTAATCCTGGTATTGGTAAAACACAAGCTGCTATTTATACTGTTCCTGCAGGATATAGTTATTATTTATATCAAGTTGAAATTAATACTGACAATGGATACACTGGTAGTCAAATGTATTACAATGTATTGTCTAAAAATAATAATACTGGCGTTCAATTTGATGTATTACAACAAGCATTTACTTCAGTATTTACTATTGATAGATCAAGTACACCATTCTTTTATCCAGAAAAATCAGACATTATTTGGCAAATAGGAACCAATAATAGTAGCAATGTTCAAGTTGGTGCTGTTATTAATGGTAAACTTATCAAAAACAATCCTGATGCTGGCAATACATTCCCAGGATACTTTTAATCATGTCAGCTAACGATATTATGTTGGCATGGAACTTTATCCTGTCTGTCATTGTTGGTATTGTTGGTTTTATTGTAAAAGATAAATTTGATGAGTTACAAAGAATAAGTATTTTACTTAATCGTACTCGTGAAGAAATTGCACGAGACAATGTAACTCAAGCTGAATTAGATAGAATTGTATCCCACTTAGATGGTAGATTCTCTAAATTAGAAAGTAAGATTGACGAACTAATCAGACAACATCATGCCCAGTAAATCAGCAAAACAACATAGACTCATGGAAGCAGTGGCTCATAATAAAGCCTTTGCTAAAAAAGTAGGTATTCCCCAATCTGTAGGTAAAGACTTCGCTGAAGCTGACAAAGGCAAGAAGTTTAAATCTGGCGGTCTTTATGCAAACATTCACGCTAAACAAGAGCGTATAGCTCATGGTAGTGGTGAACATATGCGTAAACCAGGATCTAAAGGTGCTCCAACCGCAGCAGCATTTAAACAATCTGCCAAGACAGCTAAAATGAAAAAAGGTGGAGTTTCATTATCCATCGGACGTGGTGAGAAATTACCAGTGTCCAAAGGTGCTGGACTTACAGCTAAAGGTCGTGCTAAATACAATCGAGAAACAGGCAGTCATTTAAAAGCTCCTCAACCACAAGGTGGCTCACGTAAAAAGTCATTTTGTGCTAGAATGAGTGGAATGCCTGGTCCTATGAAAGATGAAAAAGGTAGACCAACACGTAAAGCAGCATCCCTAAAAAGATGGAATTGTAACTAAATTTAAAAGGTAATTAACATGGCAAAAATGAAAACAAAAGTAGTACCAATCCCAGTTCCTGTAAGAACTCCTATGCGTACACCTGCAATGGCATCCCCAGTGCCAGCACAAGCATCTCCAGTGCCTGGTGTGCCTCCAGTTGGTATAGGTGGTCCAGGTGGTGTTGGTATGAAACACGGAGGAAAAACAATGAAAAAAATGGCTAAAGGTGGACCAACAGAAGATCCAGCAATTGAAGCAGGCGAAAGACCATTAAAACATGGTGAACACGCTGTTCAAAAATCTGGTCATACTCGTGGAATGAATCTTAAGCACGGTGGTAAAGTTCATAAACACGCAGAAGGTGGTAAAACTAAAATGTTTAAAGAAAAAGAAACAATGGGTCCTAAATCAATGTCAGAAGATGTTGAAAAAGGTTCTAACAAATTAACAAAACACGGTGAATCAGCAGTTCAAAAACGTGGTCATACAAAAGGTCACAACTTGGGTGATTCTGGTAAAACAGTTGCTCCTAAAGATGTAAAACCTATGCGTAAAGGTGGCTATGCTAAGGTTGCTGACGGTATTGCTAAACGTGGTCACACAAAAGGTAAATACTGTTAATCATGGCATCAGATATTAAACCTGTTCCAATAGTTAAAGCTGGTGATATGTCACCAGAAACTAAAGCATTACCCACTCAAACTCATCCAGTACCAAAAGGTGTTGGTGAAGTTGATATGGGGCCTGTAGTTAAAAAAGCTAAAGGTGGTAAGGTTAGAGGTCATGGTATTGAAAAACGTGGTATAACAAAAGGTAAATTTATTTAAGGAGCAATATATGAAACACGGTCATAAACATCATCACGAACACGTAGAACATCATATGAAAGAGCATGATGGTCATCACGCACACGGTGGTCACATTCATCACCATGAACACGTTGAAAAACACTTAAAACACCACGATGGCGGTATGCATGGTCATAAACATCACCATGAAATCGTTGAAAAAATGTGTGGTGGCGGTCACGCTAAGTAATAATGAGAGCTTCTCGTGGTATGGGTGATATAAAGCCCTCCAAAATGCCAACTCGACCTAAAACAATCATCAGAAAAGATGATCCTAACAAGGTTTATGAGTACAAAAATGGTGGAGACACTCAAAATTGGATCGCTGGAGCAATAAAACACCCAGGTAGTTTGCGTAAATCGCTAAAAGTTAAGGCTGGAGAGAAGATTCCAGCTAAAAAATTAGCGTCTGCCGCAAAAAAATCAGGAAAAATTGGTCAAAGAGCAAAATTGGCTCAAACTTTAGGTAAACTTAAGAAGAAATAATGGCATACACCACAGGACAAACGTCCTTTAATCTTAATATGAACGACCTTATTGAAGAGGCGTTTGAAAGATGTGGGTTAGAACTTAGAACTGGTTACGATTTTAGGACTGCTCAACGCAGTCTTAACATTTTAACGATTGAATGGGCTAATCGAGGCATCAATTTATGGACTGTAGAAGAAGGACAGATTCCTTTGGTTACAGGCCAGATCTCATATCCGTTACCTGTGGATACCATTGATCTTTTAAGCCAAGTTGTACGTCAAGGAACGTTACAAAACCAAATTGACATCAATATTTCTCGTATTTCTGAAGATACATACTCAACAATCCCTAATAAACTAGCTCAAGGTCGTCCAATTCAAGTTTGGATCAATAGACAGTCTGGTAACACTAATCCATCTGCTAATAAAGATTATCTAGTGGGTAATGGATCTAACGGTACTGGTGGTATATCTGCTACTGACACAAATATTCAAATTGGTCCTAATATTTCAGACTTAGCAGCTACAGGATTTATACAATTTGACAATGAAATCATTTATTATCCTAATGTTGATACAACTAACAATTATTTGCTTAATTGTATTCGTGGACAAAATGGAACAACAGCAACATCTCATGCATATAGTGCAACTGCATTAGTTCCTCAGCTTCCAAACATTAATGTATGGCCTACACCTAATTCTGGTGGCAATTATACATTTGTTTACTGGCGTTTAAGACGTATTCAAGACGCAGGATCTGGTGTGGTGATCAATGACATTCCATACAGATTTATTCCACCTATGGTAGCAGGTTTAGCTTATTACTTATCAATGAAGCTTGCTGGCGTTGATCCTAACCGTGTATTAGCGTTAAAAGCTGACTATGATCAACAATGGGATTTAGCTTCACAAGAGGATCGTGAAAAGGCATCAATAAGATTTGTGCCTAGAAGTATGTTCTACACGAGGTAATCATGCCTAATAAATTTGCCTCAGGTAAGTATGCAATTGCCGAATGTGACCGCTGTGGTCAACGTTATAAGTTAAAAGAACTTAAAAAAGAAGTCATTAAGACAAAGCTTTTTAACATTAAAGTTTGTCCTGAATGTTGGGATCCAGATCATCCACAATTAAGTCTTGGTCTTTATCCTGTTAATGATCCACAAGCAGTACGTGAACCAAGACCAGATGTGAGTTATAATGTTGGTGGTACATATGGATTAATGACTAACCCATACGATCCAACTGTAACAAACTTAGATGACGCAGGATATCCTTCAGATGGTTCTCGTCAAACGCAGTGGGGTTGGAACCCTGTGGGTGGTGCAAGAAACTTTGATACATTATTAACACCAAATGACTTGCTACCATTAATAAAAATTAATAGCGTTACAATAACAACTACTTAAGGAGTAAACATGGAAAAGAAAACTGTTAAAAAGATTGCTGATGTAGAAATACACAAGCATGAAAAACATATGCACAAAGGCAAGAAAGAAACTAAACTTGCTAAAGGTGGCGTTACAGGCAAAGCAATGAAAGCTGTAGGCCGTAACTTAGCACGTGCTCACAACCAAAAACCAGGAAGCAAATAATATGGTCACTCAAGTTAAACCAACAAAAAAGAATAGCCCATCTGTAAAAACAGGTCATGCTAGAAATAACAAACCTGCAGAAGCTTATGAAATGAATGGTACATCTGTTGCAGCTGGTGAAGCTCCAATGAAAGATGGAGTGTATAGCCGTGAAAAATCAGCTAAGGATGCTCGTATTACTGATCCAATTAAAAGTGGCATGAGCTATGGTATCAGTGAAGAAAAAACTGATGGCGTTGAAACACGTGGTAATGGTGCTGCTACTAAAGGCCGTAAGGCTAGAGGTCCAATGGCGTAATGAATAGATTTGGTATTATTTATCTTTGTACCAACAAGATTACTGGTGAACAATATATCGGTCAAACTTGTCAAAATATAAAGAAAAGAATTACCAATCATAAATGCTCAATGAAAACATATAAGACTAAATTTTCAGAAGCACTTAACAAATATAAGTTTGAAAGCTTTGTATTTGATGAGATATTTTATGCTTTTGATGAAGAGTCGTTGCATCAAGCTGAAAAATTACTTATAGAAGAGTTTAAACCAGTTTATAATATGACTAAAGGTGGATCTGGAGTTAAAGGATATATTCCACCTAAAGAAGTTGTTATTAAACGTAGCATATCTTTAAAGAAAACATTGCAAGATCCTGTAATTAGAAGTAAATGGGGAAAAGCAAATATAGGTCGTAAAAAATCTCAAGATGATATTGCTAAAACTGCAAAAGCAAAATGGAAACCAGTATATTGTAAAGAGCTTGCCATATCATTTTTGAATCAAAAATATGCAGCAGATTTTTTTGGAACAGTTGCAGGTAATATTTCACAATTAATAGCTAATAAAGGCAAGGTAAAAAATAAATATACTTTGGTTAGGGTGATTTAAATCAATTACGTCCAATTGTATCAAGCCATAATGGACTATGCTGAAACAACAGAACCACTGTTCGTTTCTAACATACCTCGTTTTGTCCAAGAAGCTGAAGACAGGATTTATAATTCTGTTCAATTGCCATCATTACGTAAAAACGTAACGGGTACATTAACATCTGGTAATCAATACGTATCTTTACCAAATGATTGGTTATCTGCATTCTCATTAGCCGTAGTAGATTCATCTGGTAACTATAATTACCTTTTAAACAAAGACGTCAACTACATCCGTCAAGCTTATCCTAATGCTTCTACGTCTACAGGTTTACCACAACATTATGCATTATTTGGTAATCAATATGGCAATTTAGATGCTTTATCATTGATTTTAGGACCAACACCAGATAATAATTATCAAGTAGAACTTCACTACTATTACTATCCACCTACCATTGTTCAAGGTCAAATTACTGGCTTTAATGCTATTTCAGGTGGTTCTTTGTATACTCCTGGAACATATACCGAAGTAGCTTTAACAGGCGGTTCAGGATCTGGTGCTACAGCTAATATTGTAGTGAATTCTTCAGGCGCAGTAGCTTCAGTCACACTTACAAATGGTGGTCAATTCTACACATTAACTGATGTATTAAGTGCATCTAATTCAAGTTTAGGTGGTTCTGGTTCTGGATTACTTATACCAGTAAATACAATCTCTAACGTCAATGGTACATCATGGTTAGGTGATAACTATGATCCAGTACTTTTATATGGCTCTATGCGTGAAGCTATGTTATTCCAACGTCAAGAACCTGATGTTATTAAGAACTACGAAGAAAAATATCAAGAAGCTATCCAACAACTTAGTCGTCTTGGTACAGGTCTTGAAAGAGGTGATGCATACCGTAATGGTCAGGCTCGTATGAAGGTTAATCCATGATCGTTCAAACCGCATGTACTGTATTTGAATACAATATGCTTAAAGGAGCAGAAAACTTCTCTCCTGCAAGTCCATATGTGTATAAACTAGCCCTTTATAATGCTAATGCCAATTTAGGTAATACCACAACTGCTTACACAACAGTAAACGAAGTTACAGGAACAGGCTATACAGCTGGAGGCATAGTTTTAACACCTACTATAGCTTATGATAACCAAAATAATACATCTTATTTAACATTTAATAATGTAACTTGGAGTCCTGCAAGCTTTACCTGTAGGGGTGGTTTAGTTTATAATAGCACCACTGGTGCAGCTATATTTGTGCTAAATTTTGGTTCAGACAAGATCTGTACATCTAGCTTTACAGTCACTTTTC